TCGTGGTGTATTTTCCTACAACAGAAGACGACGAGGAGAACGACTAATGTTAGCAATAGGTAATAGAGAACTAACGCCAGAACAACGGCTAAGTAAAGCAGTGGTGGCAGTGATGTCACACGACAGGTACAAGGCACTGGCACCAGTGCTGATGATCGGTGAAAAGAAGGTGGTCGATCATATACCAACAGCATGTACCGACGGACGTGATTGTATGTTTGGGCGTAAATTTATTGAAGCCGAAAACGATGCGGCACTGCGATTTACTGTGGTGCATGAGGACTATCACAAGATGCACAGGGACTTCACTACATGGGAGAACTTGTGGGAGATAGACCCACGACTAGCCAATCAAGCTGTCGATCATGTGCGGAACTTACAGATCATGGACGAGGCAGAGGGTGCTAAGACTATAGACGGGATGCCGTTCTTGGAGATACCTAAGTCTGTAGAGATATGCTATGACACAAAGTTTCGTGGTATGACAGCGGCACAGGTGTTCAAAGCACTACAACAGCAACGTGAGGAGGATGAACAGAACCGTAGGGAATCCCCTACCAGTGGTGGTAGTGGTGATGATGGTGAGGACGGTGAGCAACAACAAGGTGAAGGTGCAGGGTTTGATGAACACGATTGGAAGGGTAAGGAACTATCGCCTGACGAGCAACGTGACATGGAACGTGAACTGGATCAAGCCATACGGCAGGGACACATCCTTGCAGGTAAAGGTGGTGGCGGTGAGGCATTGGAGTTTGGTGACTTACTCAAAACACAGGTCGATTGGCGTGAGGTGCTACGTGAATTTGTAACTACCACATGTGCCGGGAACGACTACAGTACGTGGTCACGTCCTAACAGGCGACTACTTGGACAGGACATCTACTTGCCATCTGGTGTTAGTGAGAAGGTAGAGGATCTGGTGGTGGCGGTAGACACATCTTATTCAGTGGGTAACAGGGAACTGAACGTAGCCAAGACAGAAATCAAATCTATCTGTGACACAGTGGAACCTGACATGGTGCGATTACTTTATTGGGGTTCACGAGTAGTAGGTGATGAGACATACACGATGGATACCATGAATAGTTTTGTAACATCTACTCGTCCTAAATGTGGTGGTGGTACTGAGGTCGAGTGTGTCACCGACTACATGCAGGAGAAAGCGATCAAACCACAGGCGGCTATTGTCATTACGGATGGATACGTTTCTGGTTGGTCTAAGTGGTACTGCCCTGTACTGTGGGTAATTATTGACAACAAGGGTGCCAAACCTAATGTGGGCAAGTACGTCCACGTAAGATCGGAGGAGATGAAATGAGTAAGATAATACTGGATGAGAATCCGTTTGAGCTAAACGGTGTGTTCTGGACACCAGACAGCCCAGAGGAGTTAGCGAAGTACCTTGAGAAGTTTTCTGGTGAAGAGAAAGCATTGGCATATCTGTGTTCTATGATTACTTGGAACCTAGCAAGTAAGATGATTGAGGAGTGTAAAAGTGACTGAAGATAATGTTACCACTGGCACCAATAATACCGCTGTAGGAAAACAACCGGATAGTAATGTTTCTTGTGAAAACACGTCTACAGATAATCGCATGAAGTGGTCTGAAGCCGTGTTAGTTATTGATGCAGTAATCGAAGGGTTTATCGAGGAGTCTGATATGTCGGATTCTATGATAAACCTAATTGACAAAGCGTGGGAGCGCATACAACAAGGGTAGGGAATCCCCTACCAAGGAGAGAGAAATGGCTAAGTATAGAGTACATCTAAACACGTTTAAGGAAGCGGAAGACCATTGGAAATCAATAGTACCCGTAAGGGGAAGGGTAGATGACGATGTGCGTCCATTGGGTTGTAGGAGCAGAAACTATGAGCGCATTGATCGTCTGAATGATAATGAATATGTGGTGTGGTCGGAGTGGCACAGTAGTTGGATAATGGATAGAACAGCCAGAGCTATCCGGTGGGAACGTACTGCCACAGGAGAATATGTTCACATATCTAATGGTTATGGGGATTATGGTCATAATTCTTTATATTGTTTCCTAGACTTCTTTTTACCCAACGGTTTATTCCTAGAAGTTAAAAACGGCAAGCAATACATTGTGTGGCGTGACAAAGGTAACAAGTTTGCATTTGGCAAAGATAAACTACACAAAACTTTTTTACCCAAAGCAACTGAAAATGATACACGCACGATTACCTTTAAAAGGCTACACAAAGACAGTGGTGACACCCCCCATTGGGCACTTATAACTAGCCCTTGGGTACCTGCTAAGACTGTGGTTGATAAAGAATTGAAAGCTAAAAGCAAAGGTGAATTGAAACGTCTTACAGATTGGGCGTGGACAATGATTCCATTGTTACGTGGTGAGACTGGTGATATAAGAGAGGGAATTGTAGGAAACTCTGAACCCTTATCCAAAGCTCTCAAAGAACACGCAACAAAAGCTCTAGGTATAAACGGAGAAGATCCATGCTTGGAAAGCGGTCTTACGGTGGTCAACATGTACATGAACTATTGTGATGACAACAGAAGATATTATCGGGAAGCTGGTAAATATTTATGGGATGACCCTGCATACCTTGACGCTAAGAAGTTTCGTAGCAGTTTTAATAGATACATAAACAAGATTGCATTTAACAAAAAAATTGACGTACACCAAGAACTGTAGGGAATCCCCTACCAAAGGAGACTCGATATGTCACAGAGTAATGCAAGCCGTGAACGGAATCGAAGGCAACGGGAAAGACTTGAAAAGGAGTTGCAACAATTTAATAACAGATGGCTGAGAAAGAAACTAAAAGGAGAGAAACAATGATGAGACGTAATTTTAGAAAACATTTTTTTCCAAAAGTATTATCAAACATGCTGGAAACCGTGGAATGGGCGAAGGCACAACCACAAGACGTAAACGTAACCCCACTAGCTAACCATATTAATCTTGTAAAGCTAGTTGAAAAATTAAAACGAGAGTTACGTGGTGTTAGGTTTGCTTTTACACGGAAAATGGCAGTTGTCTATCGTGAAGATGATATCTATATATTAGGAGGTGTAATGTTTGACCAACTACAGGACAGTACCGACAACTATTTATATGGTGTGTGGTCTCCATTCATTGAAAATGCTAAGTATAGCCAAGACTACTGGAAGTCGGGGCTTCTTGTATCTTCAAGTATGGATCGGATAGTAAAACATGCTAAAACCTATTTGACTAGCATGAGTTTATCTCACATGTACCAAATGCATGCGGCAGAAATAAGCGAGCAAGAAAGGCTACCGAAGAAAGATCATAGTGACAAAATATACGAACAAAGTAAGGAGTTATTTGGTAGTAGCAGAGTTTTAATTGGTAGGAATAGCAGTGAAGAACATTGGGTGGTAGGAACTCTGTGGAAACTCGCCAATTCTCCCCAAGCAAAAGCATTTTTGCCTGACGACAGAATCAATAAACTACTGGCGTTACAGGATTTAGAAAGTGAGGCGTTTAAGTTGCAGGAGTATCAACCTGAGCATCTCCCTATTCATGTTATGTGGCATAAGGGAAGAGAACGGCAAATGTTTAGGTATGTAGAACACGCTGACGAATATAAGGAGTTTCCTGTAATTAGCACGTTTTGCCAGAACGAGTTACCCTATAACGCTACGGATAAATTATCTGCGCTATCACTGGTGGATGTGGGTGAGTACGTAACAGGAGTCGGGTATCGCAAGTATGAAAACCTATTCTATATCACTAGAGAAGATTTCGATCATGCCTAACTGGAGAAATACTAATCATGTAAAGCCAATGTATGTCCCAATGCTATACGATTACATGGACGGTGTGCGTGACGAAGGAGATATAAACCCTGCTACGGATGGTGTCGGGGCAATCAAGTTTTACTTTCAAGAAATGCAAAAACATCACGGAAAATGTTTGTTCTGGAATGGTACAGGTAAACCTGAGAATGTTTTTATGGCTAGAGAAATTTTCTATGGGTGGATTAATAACATGCGTGATGTAAAGGAATTAAAAACATACGTGAAAAGGAGAGAAGATATGACACCACATAACACGTTTTATCGTGTTTACGCTCCAAAAACCACAAAAAGAGTCGAAATACTCTGTATTGGTAAAGAATGTGTTGACCACGAAAGACTCACTGTGTACGATGATATTAATAAGTTGCCAGTAGAAATTCAAGATAAGATGGCAAGTTTATCATTACTTGAAGAAGGTGAGGAAATTGAAGGGCTTGGAACACGCCACAACGAAGAGACTTATTATATCGAAGAGTAGTACCCTACTTGGGGGGCACTCGTCCCCCCTTTTTTTGGTAGGGAATCCCCTACCATGACCCCCGAAGCTAAAGTCAAACGCACTGTATCACGTCACCTTAAATCAATAGGAGCCTACTATTTTTTCCCTGCCACTGGTGGTTATGGGAGAAGTGGTGTGCCGGATATTGTCGGGTGCCATAAAGGTAGATTTTTTGGTATCGAATGTAAAGCTGGTAAGAACAAACCTACGCCATTACAGCAAAAGAACTTATCAGATATTTATATGGCTGGCGGCTGCGCGATGGTTGTTAATGAGTTAAACATGAACACGTTTATGGAGGAGCTATGAGGCGGCAACAGGTGAGTAGTGTGAGCAGTAACAAGTGGCGGCAGACTGCCAAGCGTAAAGTTATGAATGAAAAAGCACTGGAGAAGTTTAACAATAAATGGCTCAAGAAAAAATTATGCGGATTCAAAGGAGGTAGTGATGACTAAGAAAAAAGGAAATAGTATCGATGACGCGACCCCCGAACAATGGGACGCAGTATCAAATGCGTGGAAAGATGTACAAGCTAAGACAGATTTGGAGGTGCAGACAGATCAAGATACGTCTGTATTTTTTGGCGAGGAACTGGTCTCATCTGGTCGCACCGAGTCTAAAACAAGTTGCAGCCGCACTGAGTTTAAAAATGTAAACCACCCCCCGCATTACAACCAAGGTAAAATTGGATGCAGGGTTTAGTTATTATTTAGAAGGTTCTGTAAAGAAGTATCTACATAGGTGGAGGCATAAGCATGGGAACCAAGTAGAGGATTTACGTAAGGCGCGATGGTATTTAGATAGATTAATAAAAAATCAGGTAGACGGTGGAGATACTGGAAGTCATGGATTTAATAACGATAGACTTTGAGACGTACTACGACAAGAAGTATAGTCTTAAAAAATTAACAACGGAAGAGTATATAAGGGACTCACGCTTTGAGGTTATAGGTGTGGGTGTGAAACTTAACAACAACGATACGGAGTGGGCTAGTGGAAATTTTAAACAGACAAAAGAATACCTACACAGTTTTGATTGGAAGAACAGCATACTATGTGCTCACAATACCATGTTTGACGGTGCTATTCTTGCTTGGATCTACGATGTTCATCCTAGCCGCTATGCCGATACTTTGTGCATTGCCCGTGCTGTACATGGGGTTGAAGTTGGCGGATCACTCTCTGCTCTGTCTGAATTTTACGGGATTGGGCAGAAGGGAGAAGAGGTTCACGAGGCTATTGGTAAGCGAAGAGAAGATTTTAGCGAAGAAGAGCTAGATAGCTATGGTGATTATTGTGTGAATGATGTGGACTTAACATACGAACTTTTTAAACGTATGGGTAAGAACTTTCCCAAGCAGGAACTCAAGGTCATAGATACCACACTAAGAATGTTTATAGATCCTACACTTACATTGTGCAGCTCCACACTTAAAGATTATCTTGTGGAAATACGTGACTATAAGGAGGACTTGATTTGGAACTGCGGCATAGACAAAGAAAATTTAATGAGTAACCCAAAGTTTGCGGAAGTGCTTTTGAACTTGGGTGTTATACCTCCTATGAAGGTTAGTCCTACCACGGGTAAAGAAACTTACGCTTTTGCAAAGACTGACGACGGTTTCAAAGAGCTACTGGTGCATAAAGACGTTAGGGTGCAAGCTGTAGCCGAAGCACGGTTAGGTAACAAAAGCACAATAGAAGAAACACGCACTGAACGGTTTATTGACATTGCGGAACGAGGATCGCTACCTGTACCTCTGAGATACTATGCGGCACATACGGGTCGTTGGGGCGGAGACGGTAAGATTAATATGCAGAATTTAAGCAGTCGCGGTGAGGGTAAAAAACTTAAAAAAAGTATCTTAGCTCCAGAGGGACACGTACTTGTAGACTGTGATTCATCACAGATTGAGGCGAGGGTGCTTGCTTGGCTTGCCGAACAAGATGACCTAGTAGATGCGTTTACCAATAAAGAAGACGTTTACGTGAAAATGGCTTCTAAAATTTATAAAGTGCCAGAGGACAAAGTTACTAAGCAACAAAGATTTGTAGGTAAAACTACTATTCTGGGTGCAGGGTATGGTATGGGGGCAGAAAGGTTTGCCCAACAGTTACGGTCTTTTGGCGTGATAATAAAACTAGAAGAAGCTCGAAGGATTATAGATGTATACAGGAAAACAAATTCTGACATAAAAGATTTATGGTCCGAAGCTGACAGCATGTTAATTGATATGCATAACACTAAAATGCCTTATAACTTCGGACGTAATGGCATAATAAAAACTACAGGGGAATCTAGTATAATACTACCCTCTGGTCTTTTGATGAAGTATAACGATTTAGAATATAAGGAACTTGATGGTTCTGTAGAATTTACTTACCGTACCCGCAATGGTCGGACTAAATTATATGGTGGTAAGGTTATAGAGAATGTCTGTCAGGCTTTCGCACGTTGTATCATAGCAGATCAAATGTTAGCAATCAGTGCTAAATATAAAGTTGCATTGACTGTACATGATTCAGTAGTATGTATGGTACTAGAAGATGAAATGGAAGAAGCTGTGGAGTATGTTGAAACTTGTATGAGTACAACTCCTGAGTGGGCAGATGGCTTACCAATAGCATGTGAGTCTGGTGTGGGTTATTCCTACGGGGAATGTGAATAATGGACACTAAAATGAAATGCCCACAATGCGGTGGGACTGACTTACGTTTGGTAGGCACAGACTTATATACACGCACGGATGTTGGGGATGTTCAAATACCCAAATACGTGGCATCTGATATGGGTGGTACTAATTGCGTTTTACATGATGAAGCAGAAAATATGGCATCTGCTAATGGATTTCACTTTGAAGAAGTGGCAGGTGCTCTTGTGTTATTCCTGTGTCAATCCAAAACTTGTATCGGTGAAGGTAAAGAGGGGGATTACATGGTATATGCGATTCACAACCACGAAAATGGTTGTTTTGGGGACTGGCGGTGAGTGTAGAACCTTGGTCGTTCAGTAAGTTGAAGGCATTTGAACAATGCCCCAAGCAATTTTATCATCTACGTGTAATTAAAGATTATAAAGAACCTATGTCCTCTGCTATGTTCTACGGTAATCAATTCCACAAAGCTGCCGAGAATTATATAAATGACTACACCCCTCTACCTTTTAAATTTAATTGGGCAAAAGACGCTCTCGATAACTTAAATAAGAAAGAAGGTATGAAACTGTGTGAGTTACGACTTGGTGTTGATGATGCAGGAGACCCTTGTAAGTTTTTTGACGATCAAGTTTGGTATAGAGGCATAGTAGATTTATTAATTTTAAATGACGAACTGGCGTGGATAGTAGATTATAAAACCAGTAAGTCTACACAGTATGCAGATGTAGGACAGTTAGAACTTATGGCTATGGCTATTTTTTCTCACTACCCAACAGTACAAAAAATAAATGCTGGACTCTTGTTTGTTGTGTGCAAAGAACTTATTAAACGAACTTATACTAGAGAAGATTACGATTCATTATTTAGTAAATGGGCACTTAGAGTTTCTGATATGCATACTGCTTATGGTATAGATGTTTGGAACCCTAAACCTAGTGGGCTATGTAAAAAACACTGTGTAGTTACTGAATGTATTTACAACGGGAGGCACTAATGCCATATAAAAATCCGAAAGATAGAAAGAAACAGGTCAATCCAAAAAAAGGTACAAAAGAACATAAAGACAGGATGGAACGTCAAAGAGCTAGACGTGAAATGGATAAGAAAGGCGTTGACCGTAAAGGTAAGGATGTAGGTCATAAAAAGCCGTTGAAGAAGGGAGGTAGTAATAAAGATGGCATACGCATCGAAAGCAGATCAGCCAATAGAAAACGTAACTACAAATGAACTTCAGACGATCACCGACTATCACTGGACGGGTAAGCACCAACCTTTCGATCACCAGAAGAAGACAGCAGACTTTTTGGCTTCGCACCACAAAGCGTTCTGCTTCAACGAACAAGGAACAGGAAAGACAGCCAGTGCAATCTGGGCAAGTGACTATCTCTTAGATCAATGGGAGATATCCCGTGTTCTTATCATATGTCCTCTGTCGATTATGGAGAGTGCATGGCGTGATGATCTGTTTAAGTTTGCCATGCACCGCACTGTGGATGTGGCATACGGGTCAGCAGAAAAACGAAGGAAAATTATAGCCAACAATGCTGATTATGTAGTGATAAATTATGATGGTATCACCATTGTTGAGGAGGATTTATACAAAGCTGGGTTTGATTTAATTATTGTAGATGAAGCCACTCACTATAAAAATGCACAAACTAACCGTTGGAAATCGTTAAAGAGAATACTTAAACCAGACACACGCCTGTGGATGATGACAGGAACTCCAGCCGCACAAAGCCCTCTCGATGCCTATGGTCTAGCTAAACTTGTTAACCCGTTAGGCGTACCGAGATTCTTTGGGTCTTTCCGCGATCAAGTTATGTACAAGGTGACAGCCTTTAAATGGGAAGCTAGAAATACAGCCACAAAAACAGTACACAGAGTGCTACAACCTGCGATACGTTACACCAAAGATGAGTGTATGGATTTACCACCTATGGTGTATGTTAAAAGAGAAGTAGCATTGACCCGTCAGCAAATTAAATACTATAAAGAATTAAAAAATAAAATGATTATGGAGGCGGCAGGTGAACAAATTACTGCCGCTAATGCCGCTGTAAACATGAACAAGTTACTACAGATATCAGCAGGTGCTATTTATACCGATGGTGGTGAGTCACTGGAGTTTGATATTAAGCACAGATACAAGGTGTTACGTGAAGTTATCGATGAGTCTAGTAAAAAGGTATTAATCTTTGTTGCCTTTAGACACGTCATAGACGTATTAGCAAAAAAACTACGTGAAGAATATATACCTACAGAGGTAATACGTGGTGATGTTCCTGCACCAAAACGAACTCAGATATTTAAACAGTTTCAAGAACAAAGAGACCCAAAAGTTTTAATCATACAACCGCAAGCAGCGGCACACGGCATAACTCTTACAGCCGCAAACACTGTGGTGTGGTGGGGGCCAGTATCTAGTTTAGAAACTTATGCACAAGCTAATGCCCGTGTTCACAGGTCAGGACAAGACCACAAATGTACGGTGGTGCAGCTACAAGGTTCTAACATAGAAAAACGTGTTTACGCAATGTTAGATAACAGAATTAACATACACACAAAGATTACAGATTTATACCAAGAAATACTTGATTAAGTAATTATCTGATAGTAAACTGTATTTCTCGATACTAAAGGAGGATGTATGGAGAACGGTAAATTATCAGCCGAGAAGCTAACCAAGATTTATTTAAAGATCAAGGCGAAACGAGCTGAATTATCTGCGAAGTTTAAAGAAGAAGATCAGGAACTTAATGCTCAACTTGAGCAGGTTAAGAAAGCACTGTTAGAGTATTGTAACGACCACGGAGTTGATTCTGTCAAGACTACTGAAGGTTTGTTTTATAGGTCAGTTAAAACACGTTATTGGACTTCCGATTGGTCTGCGATGTATGAGTTTGTTTTAGAGCATGAGGTACCTGAGTTTTTTGATAAACGATTAAATCAATCTAATGTTAAACAGTTTCTTGAGGACAATCCAGAATTAGTGCCCCAAGGACTAAACGTAAACTCTGAATATATTATTGCAGTGAGGAAAAAGTGATGGAACATGCTGAACCATTTGTGCCTATTGAAAAAGTTGCAGACCATTTTGCTGTATCTATTTCTACGGTAAGAACTTGGATTCGCACAGATAACTTACCAAAAGATTCTTTTTTAAAGATAGGTAACACTTACAGGTTTAGATTATCTGAGGTCTCTGATGCGCTTATGAAGGCAAAGGACACCGAAGAGAGTGCGTAGGGTTAGTATCCGTGGTGGTAGATTTGCCGAATTTGTTGATGGTATAGAAACCACTACAGGTACTAACAAAACTATGGAAGTTGTAATTGTAGGAGCCGCTGATGTTGCTAGATCCTACTATGAGGGCTTTTACGACCCTGATAATCATACGGCACCTACATGTTGGTCGTTAGATACGCAACGACCTGCAAACGATGTTCCAGTAAGCCAGAAACAAGCATTACGTTGTATGGATTGCCGTCAAAATATTAGAGGGTCAGGTTCGTATGGTGGACGTGCTTGCAGGTACTTCCAAAGGGTAGCTATTGTGTTTGAAGATAGGCTAGACGAGGTGTACCAGTTGCAAATACCTGCATCTTCCATTTATGGCAGAGCTACTGCGGGTAGTAAAATGCCACTACAACAATATGTTAATTATATTGCTAGTCGTGGTGAGTTAGTTAGTTGTATCCTTACAAGGATATATTTCGATGAACAAAGTTCAATACCCAAACTTTATTTTAAACCTATGCGAAATTTAAATAGTGAAGAGATGCTTGAGGTGGAGGATATAATGAAAGACGAGTCTTGCTCCAAAGCTATAGCGTTCACACCAGAACCTTCTAGCACAGGTAAATCTTTATTTGAAACCGTAGATGGGTTTGATATAAATGCCACTTAGAGGAAAAAATATGTATTACATAAGAGAAGTAAAAGCGTTGTACCCGAAGATAGATCAACCTTATAGGTTTGACTCCCAAGCAGGAGAACGGGGTAAGAGTGTACCTTGCTCTGCTAACGATGACGGTGCCTGTTACGAGTTGAGTTTTGTAGCAGACGAAGTAACTGCAAAGGCTCTGCATAAGGGCATGAAAACCGCCTATGACGAGAAAAAACAAAAGGGTTGGAATAATAGTGTAGCCCGTCCAAAAAAGAACGACGATGGAGATTTTGTTTTTAAAACCACAATAAAAGCTGCTTATAGTGGAAGAGAAGTACCTAGACCCAAGCAGTTTGATTCACGGAATAACGAATTACCGAATACGTTTAAATTGACTTCTGGTAGTATAGTTAATATAGCCATTGAGTTTATCCCTCATGCTATGGAGGGTGGTGTATCATTAAGACTCAAGCAAGTACAAGTGTTAAAGTATGTCCCTATAGAAGCTCGTTCTGTGTTTGAATCCTTAGATGGTGGATTCGTTTTTGAAGAAGAAACCCAAGGCAGTTTGTTTGAGGCTGTAGAAGAACCCCCCGAAGAACCCAAGAAGATAGTCAGGACAAAAGCAACAGGCACTAAAGGTGCTGATAAAGATTTGTCCTCTATCGTAGATGATTGGGACGATTAAGACCAAGGTACCTCTGCTACCTGTTGAACACGTTGCCCGTGCGTGTGGTCGAACACGGGCACTTTAAAAATTAAAAAAATACAATAGCTTATATAAAGATGTTAAACGGGGACATCTATGGATACTCATACTTTTTTACAAAGGTCACTAGGAGATGAAGGGTACTATTGCCTTCTAGGTATTAAAGATAAAAAGAAATTAGTAACACGATTTTTTAGCGATGTAGAAGATTTAGTTAATAAAGCAAATGAATTAGATAGCCAAGGGTATGATTGTTTTTTTGGTCTAAGTACATTCACTGAGTCTACACGTAGGACAGGCGACAATGCAAAGAAATTAAAATCTTTTTTTCTGGATTTAGATGTAGATATAGAAGACCCTAAAAAATTTAATTCACAACATGAAGCCCTATCCGCACTACAAAGATTCTGTAGAAAACTTTCTTTACCTAAACCGCTTATAGTAAATTCTGGTAATGGGGTACATGTTCACTGGCAATTAAAAGAAGCAGTGCTCAAAGAAGACTGGAAAATAGCCGCCACAAGGTTTAAAAAAATAATAAAAGAACAGGGGTTATTAACAGATCCTGCAGTAACGTCAGATACTGCCAGAGTTTTACGGGTACCTCACACCCACAACCATAAAAATGAACCTAAACAAGTTACTTTTTTCGGTACTCCATCTCTTGAACTCCATGATTTTGACCAGTTTGTATCTTTACTAGGGGTAGATACTACACCAGTACCCACGCCCATACCCGAAGGTGCTAATGCTGTAATGGCAAATCTGATGGGTAATAGAGAGAGTTATTTTAAAGACATACTAAAAAAATCTTTACAAGGGGACGGGTGCGCTCAGTTAAAACATATTGTTGAAAACCCTAATGATATATCAGAACCCCTGTGGTTTAACGGCATATCTATAATTAAACACTGTGTTGATGGTGGTAGAAAAGGCGCACATAAAATATCTTGCGGACATGAAAGTTACGACCCAGGAGAAACAGATACTAAGTATGACACAGTAGAATATGTTCATACATGTGAAAGATTCGATGAAAACAACGAAGGAGTATGTGATAACTGTAAACACTGGGGTAAGATAAAAAGCCCCATTGTGTTAGGTAACAGGATAAAAGAATCCGATCCTCACGTAGAGTCAAACTTCCCCATATACCCTAAACCTTATTTCAGAGGCGCGAATGGGGGTGTATATAGAAGGGAAAATAAAGACGGAGACATAGAGGAAGTGCTTGTATACCACAACGATCTTTATGTAGTGGAACGTATTAGGGATGACATGGAAGGTGAATGTATAGTTATGGAGCTACGTCTACCTAAAGAAAAACCTCAAAAATTTACGATTTCTCTAAGAACTGTAGCTTCGCAGCAAAAGTTTAAAGAAGCACTAGCTGAGAAAGGCGTATCAGTCTTATGGATAGCAGAATTAATGAAATATACAAATACATGGATTAATGAATTGCAAGCCACTACCAGAGCTAAAAAAGCACGTAACCAATTTGGTTGGGTAAGTGATAACGGAATGGAGTTTCAAAGTTTTATACTTGGTGACAAAGAGATACGCACTGACGAAATATTAGAAAACCCACCTTCTGTACACACAGGTCAGTATTTTCATTTGTTTAGTAGTAAAGGTTCGTTAGAGGAATGGAAAGAGATAACAGATTATTATAACAAGGATGGGTTTGAATTACACCAGTACATAATAGGCACGGGTTTCGGGTCACCGTTAATGATATTTATGCCTGAGAAAGGGGCAGGATTAAACGTACACGGTAAGTCTGGTGTAGGTAAATCCACTGCCATGTATGCCGCAGCAGGTATATGGGCTAACCCTGCAAAATATTGTCTTAAATATGATGATACTCAAGCCTCTATTTGGGGTAGAGCAGAGGCATATAAAAACTTACCTCTATATATTGACGAATTAACTGGTAAAGATCCAAAAGCCCTTTCTAACTTTGCTTATAGTATAAGTGGTGGACAACAGAGGAACAGGCAGTCAAAAGATGCAAACACAGAACGATGGAGGGGCGATCCTTGTAATTTCATAATGGTGAGTAGTGCAAATGAAAGTCTAATACAAAAGATAAGCTCTGAAAAAGATAATCCAGCCGCAGAAGGTCAAAGGTTGGCAGAATACAAGGCAGAAGAATTATTAGGTAATTTAAACGACAGTGAAGGAGCTAGAGAGTTAGCTATGAAAATACAAGACGTTTATGGGGTAGCAGGGGTGCCGTACATACAACATGTTTTGAGGAATCTTAGTCAATACAGGACGGAAACTAGAGAGCTTCAGAAAAAGTTAGACAAAGCGGCAGGGCTACTCCCAGTAAATAGGTTTTGGTCTGCAAAAGCTGCTTGTTCTTTAATGGGTCTTCTTATAAGTAAAAAATTAGGACTTCACAATTTTGATATGGTTAAACAAAAAGAGTTTGTTATTGAACTTTTAAAATCAAACAAAGAATCTCTTGAAGAAATGGAATCCAATGTAGAACAGCAAATATCGGATTACTTGTCAAAATATTGGGGCAACATATTAAAAGTACAAAGTACAGAAGACAGACGTAAGAAGGGGGAAGAAAGTTTAAATAACAATGGGCTAGATCAACATATCAAGATACCAGAAAAAGATCCTAGAACTTGGATAGTGGGTAGATATGAACCGGACACAAAACTTTTATATTTGGGGAAAAAACCTTTAAAAGAATGGTGTATAAAATATCAAATAGACTTTCTTTCAATGGAGAAAGATTTGTTTAATCACCCAACTCTAGCAGGTAAAAGTGTAACGTTGTCTCTAACTAAAGGAGTTTCTTTGCATACACCAGCGACAAGGTTGATTAGGATTAATATGGATTGTTCTAATATGGTAGATGCTTAAAATATACGATATAGACCCTGACGGTCTCCGCGTGATAATAAATTGGGATAGTATGCGTGTGGGTATGTCTGTATTTATACCCTGTGTAAATACAGATAAGGCACTTAGGCAACTAAAAAATGTGCTCGCACTTAAAAAATGGCAGTATGAAACCCGTATAGTTATAGAAGATAGTATGTTAGGTGTGCGTGTTTGGCGTACAATGTAGTTTCTCTCCCCGTTGCCCCGTGTAAAAGCGGGGCTTTTTTTAATCAAATAAAGCATCAAACCCTTGCATATACTGTAGCCTACTTCTTTCAAATGCTAATTTATATATGGGTGACACCCTTACACCGTTGTGCATTTCAAGAGTAGTTTGTTTATGCCGCTTCATGGATTTATCTAAGGTGTCAAAACTTATAACTGCTTTGGGGAACCTACGCCTTACTTTTTTATTAAACTCTCTAATGTCTTTTGAATTTTCACGCCATGCTTCATAGTCACCCATACGTCTTTTAATATGATTATTTTTTAATAGCCTCGTTCTTTCTCTATCTATTTCATCAGATATGTTCTGCTCCTGTCTTGTCAATTCCTGTCTGAAGGTGAGTTCTTTGGGGGCAAAACCCATAGCGTTTGTAATGTGATCTGCCGCAGTCATTTCTGTAAATATGGGATCACCACGTCTGGTTCGCACTCCTTCTCTGGCATAACGCCCAAACGTATTTCTATATAAATTAGTTACTGCTGGTGGTGTTATTTGTTCAACACCTCTTTCTATCTCACCATTAAATAAGTCTGAACCTCCTCTACCTAACCTTTTAAAAGTGCTTAAAGCAGGTCCACCAAAATGATAACCAATCCACTCTTCCGTGCTACCATAATCTTCAAAAGAATCTTTAAACCTATTCTCTTGAAATACGAGTCCATTTAATTTTATTCGATCAGCTATATCTACACCTGTAGCGGCTATTAACGGACCTTTATAAAAACCTTCACCGATATTTTTTCGTACCAGAGTATCAAAGTCTTCCTCGTCATCAGGCATCATTATATCTGCCAGTAATTTAACGGCCCCGTATATAGGTATACCTTTTACCCCTGCAAACAGTAATGGTACTAAATGTAAAGTTGCTAGTTGGTTTCTGGCTATTTTTCTCTCTACTGCTGTTAAATCCTTGTAGTTTATGGCTTGCATAAATGTTTTAATCATGGTGTAGTACATTTGTAAACCGTAGTTTTTGTACATAAACGCCATACGTCCTAACCCGTTTTGCGATATCCTTGCACCTGTTTCTAACCTAGCACCACCGTTAACCTCTTGCGTTTTATACAAAGATTCTTTCGCAGCTCCGTCTAATTCTTCTGGTGTTAAATCCTCTACTCTAACTTTTTTTTCATCTGCCATACGTTGAGTTTCAAGATTGTATATGGCGAATAAGCTTACTTGCCTGTTAAGACGTTCTCCTGCGTTGAACATAACTGCTGAAGCAGCGGCAGTTCTATTTAATATTCGTAGAACAAGACCCTCTCTACTTACCCTCCCCGCTTCATCCAAACCCAGAGCATCTGCTATATTTGTTTGGTAAAGTTGTCCTCTATCTCTGGCTACTGTCAGTAGTGGTAGAAGGCGATTTAATTCTTCTTTAAGTTTTTTAGGGGTATCCTCTTTTATAGTAAAACTTTCTACGGGCACTCCGTTACTGTCGTGGGTTCTGGTTATCTTAAAATACTTTTCAACTTGTAAAGGAGGACTGTTAAACAACCCTATACGCATTACCGTCCTGTAAGCATCCCGTATAGCTTTTTCAGTGTTCAAAGCACCGTATTTAGGTGCCAATATACTGAAGGCAAACATGGGTATCTGAAACAAGTTAACAACTGCAGAAGATATGTTAAAACCTAAAGTGTATAAAAAAGCTCCTTGATTTATGGGGGCAGCTAATCTTTGTATAGAGTCAATGTTCACACCCCGTGCAAATTCATTCCTTTTAGCTAAATCATTTACAATAGTATTGAGTGTTTCTTCATTTTTGTCTGGTTTATCTTCTAATATTTTTTTCCTTTCTGCTTCTATATCGTTTGTTATATCTCTTAATCTTCTGTTGTATTTTAGCTTTACAACTTGTCGTCCAGCATCAAAAGCCTTTGATCTCAAAGCATGTATAGAATCGGTTTGGAATCCCGCAACCCCTTTCCTCCTTTTCATGCTTTTTGCGAAAGATGTTTCTGGTAACTGGTCTATAAACAATTCTATTATTTGATCTTCTACTGTCTTATCTACATTCGCTTTTCTTAACTCGTCTATAACCTGTGCTACAAAAGATGAAGGAGGCACGTTCTCAAAGAAAGATGTATTCTGATCTAGGTTTCCATCACTTGTCCGTACATTATCAAACTGAGTTTTATCGGCCCTTAATGACTTAGCAATTTCATCACGTTCAGCTTTTGTCTGAAAGTGTCTTACTACATACGCATCTTTATTATCTACCAGAGCTTTACCATCTTTGTCGGTTAACACGTTATAGATTAGTTTATATTTACCCTCTCGTGTTAAAGGAAAGTATTGATCTATATTGGCCCTGTCGAGTATTTCTTTAAATACTTTTTTTACTTTTGAAATACCTTCTGTATTCGCTACAACTTTCCCATCCTTATCGGTGGTCTCCATAGCTTTGTCTGTAACAGTGGATATCTCAGCTATAGTTCTTTGTAACTGTCTTCTGTACAGATTTAACATATCTTGGTACGCTTTTTTACCCCCCGCACCAATAATTCTTACTTGCTTACGTTGCTTATTCCATATATCAATTTTTGTTTCCCCACCTTTTTCAACAAACTCAAGGTTGCCTTTATCATCAGTATATTGTCGTATAGCTTCGCTTTTAGTAAGGAAAGGATTAACATCATAAATGGTTGAACCAAATTCACTATGGTATATAAGTTTATCCAGAGCTTCTTTTTTAGCCCTGCCGCTTTGTTTAGCCCAATTATTTACAGACTCCACTACTTCTCTTACTTCTTGATCTGATTTACCTGAGTCTCCTACCATCTTCTCCATGGTTACATGTTGTAGTGCGGCTAGATCACCTAAAGCGGTAGATTGTGTTGCGGCTATATCGCCCATACCTTGCCCACCGACTAACATGAGTCCTATTTTTTGTGGTAATCCTCTTGTAAGACCATTCCACGCATCTCTTACTCCAAAACTTGCTTCCCTTACTGTCTTATTTATGGTTTCTTGTGTTCTACCTAAATTAGCCCGAGTCTTTTCGGGGTCCAAACGGAAATAGGCTTGCGTGTCTCTTAAATTTCTGTCTGCCGAAAGCGTTGAGAATATAGCCATGTCTAACTCAGACATGGTACGAATAGCAGGTTTACCAAGTAAACGCCTTACAAAATTACTTACTATCCTAAAAAACTTCTCCAAAGGATTGACAGGTTCTCTAAGATGTAAATCAGCTAGTTCTTTTTGGAAAGAAGGTTCTGCAAATGAATAAGCAACAAATTCTTCTAAGGATGCTCCTGCCCCATTGGGGTCTAAGTCCCCCTTAACTTGTTTGTACAAGTTCATTAACTGTCTAGTCACCGGGTGGCTTTTGTTTTGTAAATTTAAAATCGTTGCTGCGTGAGTCATTTCATGCAGAACAGTCTGCACTGTAGGACCGAATTGGTTGTTCATGTTTATGAATATAGTATCTTTACTAGGCACATAGGAACCTGCGCCCGTGCCACCAAATCGTATCTTAGTATCACCTGCTACTTTTAATAATGCTTTGGCTACATCTTGTACGTTTTTATCTTTCGCATTTTTACTTATATTTTCTAGTAATCCCTTTAAATTATTTTTTGCAACAGCGGTCATTTGAGGGTTGGATAAAGGCGTATCAAGTTCAGTTCCTAATTTACGAGCCACATAGCCTACTACTGTTCTCTGGGCATCAATATCAGTTTCGCCAAATCCTAAATTTGTGACTTCATATGTGCCATCATCTATACCTTTCTGTATTTCTTTAAGTTCCTGTAACAGTTGAGTCCTAGTAAGTTTGCTAAGTGGACCCTTGGGTATATATAAACTTAATGTTTTCTCTGCTTTCTCTAAAACCCTTCTTGCAGCCCCAGCTTGTGTAGATAATTTTTGTCTCTTATCAGGATCTCTTTCTCTGTCAAGTTTTATATTGGCGTTTTCCAAAGCCACTGACGCATCATTTACAGCTTTAATTGCGGCTTTTGTTTTATCTCTTCTGTCCTCTTCTAACTGCTCATTTAAGGGCTTAGTTTTTGTCTCAGTTACAGGTTGTTTAGCTATAGTTTCCCTTGCTTTAGTTGAATCTTCTAGCCCTTTTATAGTATCTGGAGATCTAAAAACAGGTCCAGCTTTTACACCAGTTTCTGTTTTCTTTTTTGTTACTTCTTTTGCTCCCCTTGCTTCTTTTACTTTTTTTGCGTTGCCTATCCTAACTTGTAATATTTTAGAGCCTTGATTAGTTAAATTTTCATTTACCCAGCTTTCTGCATCTTTAAATGCCCTACCTTGTCCACCTATAACTTTTTGTTCCAATTCTCGCAAAGGATTAATTTCTTCGCTATGAAACTTCTCCATAATAGCCCTTCTAAGTTCCTTCCTTTTAGTAGAATCAGGACTAAGATTATTAAATTCTTCTAGGGTTACCTTCGCTTTTTTCTTACCGTATGTGACCTGTGCTAACTTGTCAGCAAACGCGGGATCTGGAGTTTCTATTTTAGTTTTATCGTATTTTTCTGGTTCAGCCTCTACTTTTTCTTTTGTTATTAACGTTGGATCGTCTTTAGATTTTAAAGTAATTAACTTCCCATCTTCGTCCATAAAAGTAGGAAAAGATTCTTTAAATTTGGACTCATCAATTTTATATTCAGCTATCGCAGTTAGCGCATCATCTGCCCTTTCAAACTGCTCAAAAAATCCCTTTGCATTTTGGTTTCTTTTTCCCACCGGATCAGTGGTTACAAGAGATAGAATTTTCTCTCTATCTGTTGTATCTTTTAATTCTTCTTTACCATAAGGTATTGTTTCGGGGTATGTTATCGTTCCCCTTTCTGTAATTCCTGTACCTGCGTCTCTCATTCTTGGCTGGTCTTTTGGTGTTTTATCTTCGACCAAATTAATTGGTTTTAATGGAGGACGGATATCTCTTTCTCGTACATCAAAGCTATCAGTATCTGTTCTAGCAGGTTCCACTCCCTCTCCGACAACTCCGGCAGTTTCTGTAACAGCTTCTCCTGTTGGGGTTTTTGTAGTAACTGGAACGCCAACTCCACTTCCTGTTTCGTCAGTTTCTGCAGATTTGGTAATAACATCGGTAGTTTCTCCTACGTCACCTGTTTTAGCCGCACTGAGCGCAACTTCTTCTTTATCACCAGCTTCTTTAAGAAGTCGTGATACCTCTTCGTCGGTTATGTCAGTTGTTCTATCACCCGTTCCAGTCGCACCGGACCTACTTTGAAACTCTTCTATTAATTTTCTTCCTTCGTCAAAAGATTTCTGTACGTTTGGATCTTCTCTAAGTTTCTTGTCTACTTCTGTCGTTACTTCTTTATCCGTAATAACATCTGTCCCTGCTAAATCTATATCATCAACAGTTTCTTTAAAAGTATCGTCATCATCAGGTGTAACACCCCTTGCTCTACCTTTTATAAATACATCTGCAAGGGCTTGTAATATTCCACCTGCACCTGCACCAATAAGCCCCTCTTCAAGCACACCTGAATCAATAAGTTCTCTTGTGGGGTTATATCCACGCTCGTTAAGATTTTGTAGTATACCTGCGGCAGCTTCTTGAGCACCTTCAGCAAGGCTTGTGGCACCAGCTCTTTGTACTCGGCTGGTTATATCTGTAATGTCTTCAGGGGCAAGTTTATCTAATACTTTTTGTATAGGTGTAATCTGGAATGCTTTTGCTAGTTTACCTAAAGGAGTTATTTCTGTTGCCCCAATCAATGTACCTCTAAGAGCAGCAGCACCTCTCTCGTCTTCAGTAGCACCAAAAGCACGGGCACGTTCACTAGCCTCACCAGCACCAGCGGCAGCAGCAACAGCACCAGCAACAGGTAAAGCAGCGGAACCGAGTGCAGCAGCAGGGAGTAAAGCACCGATAGAACCAATGCCTGCCGAAAGTTTATAGGCTATAGAATCTTCATCAGCTTCGTCTGCACCTAGACTCTCTCGTATGGATTCCCCCGCTGCTTGTATTTTTCTCCTTGATCTAAGCTCTGCGTCTTCTTCTAAAGCAGCGGCAGCACCTAGTGCTGCGGATTCAAATAATCCTGTAGCACCAGATACAAGTCCTGAGTAGATATTACTTAATATACCAGAGTCATCTTCTATGGATGTTCGCGGTAAACTAGGCAGTCCACGTCTTGCTCTTTCTGCAAGGACAATTTCTCGAATACGATCTTCTCTTCTTTGCCGTTCTTCAAGAATAATTTCTTGTAGGGAAGCCATTTTATTTCCCTAAAGCGTAGTTTTCTATGGCTTCTTGTAGTTTATTTATAGTCGGTGCTATATCTTGTAACCGTTCTTTGAGGGCCAGATACTTTGATAATTGCTCTATTTCGTCTTTGTCACGTAGTGGTTTTTCTTTTGATTTAATAAGAAGCCTTTCACCTTCAGGAACAATAGTAATTATTGTTTGCTCAATTTCTTGTTGTACAGACAACAGTTTTTCTAGGGCATTCCCTATGTTAGCTCCTCTTTGTACATCATATAATAATTCTTGTAATTCTTTTTTATTCTTTTCGGCTATAACTTGTATCTTGTTTGTTATATTATTTTGATTTTGTTCTACTATTAATTGTGCCTGCCTATCAGCCGCTAAAATATCGGCATTACTAAAATCACCTAATGCTTTTAAAGCCTCTCTTTTGTTTTTAGTGGCTGCTTCAAACGCTCTCTGTCCTAGTTCTGAACCTTTATTAGCTTGTAGTTGGTCAGCCTCAAGTCTTTTATTTTCTTTCTCAATAATATTCTCTTGGCCTTTAAGTATGGCATTGTCCATAGCAGCTCGTTGTTTCGTTCTAGCTCTAACACCACCAATTAGCCCTTGACCAATTCCACCCCCACCAGTCATTATGCCTTCTAAAAATGCTTCTCTTTCAAGGCGTTTACGATTCTCTGGTGAGTATACTCTAGCTAGTTGGGATTCAAGACCTTCAACCCTACGCTTTCTAATGTTATCGTATTTACCTCTTTTTGCTCTTTTATCCGCAAATTTAGCAAAATCTTCCATATCTTTTTTAGGGTCTGTTTCAGCCATTTTTGTAAGGGGATCTGCTATCCCAGCTCCCATAGCAGACGTAACTCTATTTTGTTGTATACTGGGATCTGACCCCAATATTGGAGGCGTAGGAGTACCTGTAAGAATATCACTTTGGAATTTCTCTATTGGAGTTGGCGGCCTTATTCCCGGTCCTGTTGAAGCTATTGGTTTTACTGCTGCTACTTCAGGGGGTAAAATTCCCCCCATTGGAATTTTTGTTGGACCTTTACCACTTTCTTTACCATATGCCCTATTTATATCTTCTTCTATTAAGTCTCCATATTTTCCAAATTTTTTTATTTTTTGTTGGGGAAGTAGCTTATCAAACTCTTCACGAGTAACACCTTTTTCTCGCATTTCTTTAGTAATAATATCTCCTCTTACCCCTCCCAAAATAGCATCAGGATTTCTCCCAAATTTTGTAACCAATGTACTCACGTTGTATTTTTTTAAGTCTTCAAGTGTTATATTTGATCCTGTCCTCTCATTATACTTGTCTATTTCATCTTGAGTTATAGGACCACCTGTTTGATATCCTAATATGCCGCCACTAGACATTTTCTGCATGGCAGGACGTGGTAATGGCATGAGACCACCCTTTGCTCTCATCTCTGGAAGTTGTGATCCTTTAGCAGCACTTTGTAGATTTTTGCGTTGCATTACTTCTCTTTGCGCCATAATACCTTTAGCTTGATCTGCTAATTCATTTTTAGTCATAGCCAATAATTTTTGTTCTTGTTGATCTACGACCTGATAAGGTTCTTTTTCAGGAGTATTTAACAACTGTTGATTTGCCACTGCTTGTCTTTGTTGGATAAGTATTTGATTTGCAAGAGCATTTATCACTGACGGGTTATCTTGATAACGTTTCTGTAGTGCTTTAGGATTTGACCTATAAACATCTACGGTATTATCGACTTGAGAAGCTATTCCTTGCATTTAATATTCTCCGTACTAATCTACGATAAAATCATCTTCTTCGTTTGGGTCTTGTATAACTAACTGATCTGAAGGAATACCCATAGCCTCCCCAACATCTACTCGTGACTCGCCACCTAATTGGTCAAACAGATACCCTAACCCACTTTGAGTAAATAGATCCCTTAGTGATTGTCCCGTTGCCAAAGAAGAAGCTAAATCACTAGGTGTTGAATATACTGTAGATTGTGCTTCTAATGGTAAGCCTTGTAATAAAGACTGCATGTATTGCACTTGTTTATATGGAAAATCACGTTCTTCTTCAAACTGTGCTAAATCTCCTGCTATACGTTGTTGTTCTATATTACGTTTAGCTTCTCCAGCTTTAGCCTGTCCCCCAAGAACATCAAATCCAAACTTATTACGAGCTTCTTGTTCTTTATTAAATTGAGATAATGCTTTATCATAAGCATCACGATATCCTTCACCCGTTATTTTGCTTTGTAGGTCAGCTAAATTACGTAGTCCTTCTGATTCCATAATGGCTTGGCGAGAACCACCAAATGCACCTGCTCTTGTCAACCTACCTGCTGTTTTTTGACGTTCTATTTCTGCTAATCTTGCTGCTTCATCTATCTGTGGTTGTAACGCAGCTTGCACATAGGGATTCATGTATTGTTGGGCCGCTGCAGCATCAAAAGTTTTTACTCCCATATCAGCCACATTAGATTGTAACCCTCCAATACCTGTAAATGCTTTTTCCTGTAACGGATCTATGTCAGCAGTTAATGCACCTTCATAGGCTTCATATGGCATGTCTGCTAACGCCACACCTCTACCTAACATATCTGTCACATACGGTCCCGCATAACTAGATAAAGAACTTTCTGTACCTAGATTCATATTAACCGGAGCTTCATTAGTATCAGAGCTTCCACTTGGATCAGGCATAGGAAGGTCTGTATCTGTCACGGTATTATCTGTACCAGTATTTACAGTGTTTCCGGTGTTAAATCTAGCTATACCCCCACTCGCCATTTTTGGCATGAATTTATCAGGGTTTATTTCTATTCCTTGTGCTTTTCTACCTGTACGTGCTTGTCGTACACCATCCATCATATTATGTAATTGTTTAGCACCTGCATCAGAATTACCATTACCAAGGTGACTTACTACATCAGCAGGTATAACAAATTCACCATCACTCAAACGAGCTTCTTGTCCACCATCAATACGTGCAGGTACAACATCTGCCATGCCATCAGTGGAACCACTTAGATATCGCCCTTGAGCTAGTTTGGCTATACCGCCTTGTGCCATAGTAGGTCTTTCCATTAAATTTCTTTGGGCTAATGCTGCTCTTTGTGCTGTAGCCGTTTTTTGAGCTTCTTGCACAGTAGGAGGTTTTTTACTTTCAATATCATCAGATACTTGTGCAAACTGTGCATCAGTAAAGTATCTTTGCCCTTTACTTCCTCCTACTCTATCTGGATCTATAGGCACTCGTTCACGTACAAATTTATAATCCGGTATTTTTCCTTGGTATCCCAACATAGGTCTAAAAACATTAGGGTCAGCACTAGGTAATATATTTAATCTATTAGCAACACTGCCCAACCCAGAACCCAATAGAAGATCAAGCGTTGTATTGCCTGTAGTTCCTGTAGTAAAATAGTCACCCGCAGCATCAAGTGCATTTGAACCTAAATCAGTTACAGTGCTGGTAAAGTCATTCCACCAATTTGACATTAATATTCTCCTAATATCTGTAATAATCTTAACAGATCATCATTGCGTTCTATAATACCACCTTTTTGTTTTTTTGCTATGGGGTTAAAACTTGGAAAATTTACATTATTTTGTATAACGGGTGCTTGTGCAGTCCTAGCCCCGTATGGAGAAGCAAACAACGCTTCCTGTTGTGGGTTTGCAAATATACTATCTCCACCAATATCATACATATACCGTATCTGTGCTGGACCCATTTGTTGAGTTTGTGCTGTCCCCGGTTGGGCTAAAGTTGATATTTGGCTGATTAAATTTTCAAGTCTATCTCTGTCTCTTTGTCTACCTTCCTCATCACCTACGCCTACACCCTCACCTTCACCTGTGCCTTCTTCAGTATCGTCTCCAATAATATCATCTTCGACACTATCTCCTTTTCCTGTAACACCATCGGTTTCACCTCCAGTCTCACCTACATCTCCTTCTCCACCTGTTGTAGGATCAAGCTGGTCCTCTGACCCTACTTCGTCACCAGTGCTAGTGCCAGTATCTGTTGTTTGTTCTGCCGCATCTTTTGCCGCTTGTTCTGCAGCTATTCTCTCTGCTTCAGCTTTTGCTTCAGCTTCTGCTATTCTTTCAGCTTCAGCCGCTTGTTCTGCTGCTATTCTTTCAGCTTCAGCCGCTTGTTCTGCAGCTATTCTTTCAGCTTCAGCCGCTTGTTCTGCAGCTATTCTTTCAGCTTCAGCTTTTGCTTCAGCTTCTGCTATTCTTTCAGCTTCAGCTTTTGCTGCTTCTTCTTCCGCTACCCTTCTTTCTTCTTCTATCCTTCTTGCTTCTTCTAATGCACGATTAGCTTTCTCTTGATTATCTGCTTCAGAGGCTATATCCGGTAATACAACTTCGCTAGTAAAATCACCATCACCCTCTACAATATTGCCGCTCATAGGGTCTAATATGTCAGTGTTTTGTTCTTGTTCTTGGTCTTGTTCTTGGTCTTGTTCTTGTTCTTGGTCTTGGTTTTGGTCTTGGTCTTGGTCTTGATCTTGATCTTGGTCTATAGCACCATCACCTTCTGTGTCAGTATCTTCAGGAGCAGGTAAGTTTTGAGCTGTCATATTATCAAAATCATATACCGTTATACCATCAACATCCAACACTCTAAATGTGCCTGTTTCTCCCCATATCGCACCCTCAGATTGTTCTAAAATATCTGCTGGTCTTACACCCTCTCTTTCATCTCTTGGTATTACATCATCATCAGGATTATTAGGGTTTCTACCAAATATATTTTCAAGGCTATCAAGTCTGTCTATTTGACTACGAGTTGCATCCTCACCATCTTCATTTTTTATTACGTTACCGTCTTTATCTATTCTTGTAAAAATTAAATCTGATTCGTCACTACCGCCTACAGTATCACGATCCTTTATAACATCAGTGCCAGTGCCTTCTGTAGTACCAGTGCCTGCTTCTTCTCTTTCTGCTGCAGCTATTCTTTCAGCTTCAGCTTTTGCTTGAGCTTCTGCTACTCTTTCAGCTTCTGCTATTCTTTCAGCTTCAGCCGCTTGTTCTGCAGCTATTCTCTCTGCTTCAACTTTTGCTTCAGCTTCTACATCGGTGACTGAAGGATCGGCACCGCTATCCCCTGTCCCTTCTCCTGTAGTCTCTTTTGGTGCTCCACCATCAGATTCATCTACTTCATATACAGGAGGTTTTACATCTAAAGGAGTTTCTAAATCGGGGTCTCCTATATCTACAGGCGGTTCTTCAGGTGAAATTATTGTTGGTTCTTCTATGTCAGGCATGTCAGGTTGTTCACCTGTTGGAGTTACTACTTCACCTTGAGGGTCTGTTACTACCACCTCTCCTGTTTCGGTATTTTCAACTTCTACAGTTGATTGTCCTGTTACTGGATCTATTCCTGTATCAATATCAAATTCACTTATTTTACCTACAGATGCTGCTATATCATTTATAGAGGGGGCATTTGCACCATATTCACCTGAAGCTATTCTTGTTAATACATTAATTCCTTGAATAACATTCCCAAGGTTTAAGTCTGTAGATACGTCTGCTACATCTGTTACATTTGACGGATCAAGTGCCTCAATATCTGATAACTTTTGCCCTAGTTCTGTCTCAGCAAAATCCGCAGAAATAACTCCCGATATGTCATCTACTATAGGGTCTGCTGCTCTAAGAACATTTGCAGCCTCGTCTGTTAATTCAATCCCATTGTTAGTAAAAAATGATATTCCCTCTTCAGGAGCGTATTTAGCTACATTAATAGCATCTCCAAAATCTCTCTCACCAGTGGCTAATCTTAATGCTGTAGACACAGCCCGCATTGGAGGAAAAAATACAGAAGATACATCTACGGCAAACCTTACAGCATCCATAAGATTATCATCTCTTTCAGGAGGTATTTTTACGGCTGCTATAGTATAAGAACCTACTGGAGCAGTGCCTCCTGAAAGGTCAACTAATTGGATAGTGCTGCGATCTTCTACCCCATACATTTCCGGGTTAAACACATCCCCCGGTAGTTTCATATATACTTTATTTTCAAAGGCAATAGGTCCAGTAAGATCCTTAAATTGGGGTAATAGAGAATTGTATACAGACATATCTGTTTCTTTTACTTTATCTAGTCCTGATTCTGCAACTAAATAATTAAATGCTGTCCTATTAGCAGTCCCACTTGCATAATCATATGCTCCTGATGCTCCTTCAAGTTTAGGTTCTGCATATAGGGCAGTGGGGGAGTCCCCATAATCAGGATCGTCTCCACCTTGCATTTCAGCTATGCTTCTTTGGGCATCAAATATTCTTTCTAACTCTTCAAAATTTTGATCGAAAGTAGGAGAAGAACTATAGGTACTCCAAGCATCTATAATATTAAATTTAGATCCATCTTTAGCAACAGCACCGCTATCTTTAAATTTATTTAAATCTCCTATAGCAGTTTCATACAAAACATTAGTCATTACCTCCCCCGTAGTGGGATCGTAAGACCTGCCTACCTCATTAGAATCTCTAAAACTAAATGAAGAACCATCTGGACCTTCATCAACAGCACCTACACTATAACCATAAGCATCTTCATAACCCATGTTAAGGAAATCAGCAGTGCCATCATTACTATAATCAAGACCTTCAGACGAAAGATAATTAAGAACATCGTCGTCTAGTTGTGATGCGTAGTATTCACCAAAAACAGTTTTGTTATCATCTTGCATGGCAGCAATAGCAGCGGGTTTGTAATTTTTATCACTATCTCCATCAGTTAAATGAACTCTTTGTTCTACACCGTTTATGTATACAGGATTTCCTTCTTTATCTAAAACTTCTCCCATATGATTTATTCTATAACCCTGATTGTTTTCTATATATTTGTTGTAATCAGGGTTTGTAGAACCTTCAAAAAATAAACTACGTCCATCCTCATCTTTCCCCTTTTTTACTTCAAAAGATGAATAGTCAATAGTGCCATATAAGTCATCAAAAACTTTTTCTTGGACAGGAGCTTTATTTCTTGCATACAATAAAGCATCGGCAGAGCTAACTTTACCGTCTTGATTCAAGTCAAATATCATTTTATCGTCTTGGAGTGGACCTACCCCTCTTTCATACCCGTCAAGGCCCACAGCCCCCATGAGAACATCTCTTTCTGTGTAACCTTGGGATAGTAATTCTCCAATAAGTCCTGCAAGAATTTCGTCGTCCACTAGGTCACCTCTAGTATGCTGGCAACTACATGTAAACGGTTGGCTGTAGCAGCGGTAACTTTTAATATCTCACTGGCCTGCACAACAAGAGGTGCCGAAAGTAGTTCTACGGTGGCATTTGCACTAACAGCTTTGGTCTTAAATAGGCTAAATACATCACTACCAGAGGTGATAGTAAGAGTGATTGTATCTGCATTTCCTGAGTCTTCCGATACTAATATAGATTTTACTATACCAGTGGTTAGCGCAGCACAAGTGTACAACGTGGTTACGTTAGTAGTAGACAGGTCTACCTTTGCATTTACAAATGTGTTAGACATTAGCTCAGAAACCAACTAGCAGCGTCAGATTTATCTGATAACACACTACTACGCAAAGCAGAATCTAACTGGTTAAAGTAAATTCGTAACACATTGTTAAACTGGTCAAAAGAAGCTTGGTTATACTCTTTTGGGGGTGAGGGAAGCGATGGCGCACGAAACGTTAAATTGTACTGAGTAAAATCTACTGTAGCCATTACCTTCTCCCATCTGGTCGCATGTCTAATCTTGGAGAGCCAAACTGCCAAGTTGTACCAAGCCCTGTTGATTCTACTTTAAAACTTATCTGTCTACCTCGTATACGTAAAAATACTTGGTCTGTAAATTTTTCTATGGGCACAGTTGCAGTTCTTGTTACCGTGCCTTCACTATTACCACTTTCAGACACAGGTGAATTATACCCCGACCCTGAATTTTTTAGTGGTAATAAAGACATGGTGGCAGCGGGAGATTCTGCTGTAGATCCATCAAAACTTATATCTGGTAACATACGAGATACAAGCATAAATTTATGTCCGTCTTCTAAATCAAACTGTGCAGAAGTTATAGATGCTGATATAGCTGTTACTGTAGCTGTCTCATTATCATCAACCCCAACCTCATGTTCTACTATTTTACTATTGCCCGTAGCAGCTATTGGATTATCTCTTATACCAGAATCTAACCATGCAGTCCTAGTTATGTTACCGTAATACCAGATATTTTCAGCATAGTTATAAACAACATATCTGTTAGTTGTTGTGCTATCTGCCGATGGATAAAACCACCATACCTCATTAAATCCCTCATTTGTCCCCGCAAATATTTGCGCTTTATTTAAGATATTTATATCTGTAAATATATATTTTTTAACATCACAACGAAGATTTTTTACAGTGCCATCATACATATAAAACTTCTCTTTACCCATCCAATAGGTAACATTACTAGCAACGGCTGCTGCATTTTGAGATATGATTGATGTGTTCTCTCCAACAATTTGTGCAGCCCATACTATAGGAGCACCAACATACTGCATGGAGTATAAAGAATTATCTGTCCATATTAATATTTCTTGTTTAGTTTGTAGAGCCGCTATTATCTCTGAACCACGCGAAAACCGTAAACTACCTGCTTGATTTGTAGCTGCAGGTGTCCAATTTGTAGCATCTTCTTGATCTGACCATCGCACTAACATAGGATCTTGTGTTGATGATCCCACTGGATTAGGACCAAAACAAAACACAAAGCGGTTTATATCTGATATAAGAATAAAATTTTGTACAGTAGGTACACCAGAAGCTCCAGATTCTGCACTTAAAAGGGTAGCTCTTACATTTAACGCATCGCTTTCGGAAGCATCCCAAAGAAATAAAGATCCTCCTCTTGCACCAAATATTAAATCCTCACCAAAATTACTTTGACTCCACAAACGAAGTGCATCAGTGCCTGTAGCACCAATACCCCAAAAACCTTCACCCCAACCCCCTGCACCCCAGCCCTCAAGAGGCACTTCCGTTTCAGGACCAACATTTATTTGGTATACTGCTGATACTGTACCACCACCAGTAGCACTAGAAGATGCTGCTTCTGAAGCTGTTATGGTATATGTATTACCTGCAGTATAAGTTATTTGAAACTCACCATTTAAGGTCAGTCCACCGACAGCAGAAGCATTACTGAAAGTGACAAAATCATTATTTATATATCCACCGTTAGCGTCTGTTACCGTGACAGTGGTAGAGCCACTAACCGTCTGAAAGGGATTTGATAATGACACGGTAGCACGTAAGGGTGTGACATCATAGTATGCACCCCCACGTTCTATATAAAACTTTAAATTAGTTCCTACACCTGTAAGTTTTAAACTACCTAGTGTTACCCAAGAATGTAACGATCTGGCAGTCCCTAAAAACGTACTATCAGATATCCTTTGCCACCCACCTATTTTTTCTGGTGTGCCCTGACGGAATCTTACTTTGTCACTTTCATACCAGCCACCCTCACTGGTATAACGAGTGTTTTCACGGTTAACGCCCGGTTTGAATGCTATTTTTTGTAATGGCATACATCACCTATCTCCAGTCTTTACCCTGAAATAATAATGCTTCTGCTTCTCTACGTCTAACTAAACCGACAACAACCTTACCGCCAGCGCGGTTCCAACGTCTAATTTCATCGGGAGCTTCATCGAATTTACCTTCGTTCAGACGGATTAAAAGTGTAGAAGCGTGTAAGTTGGTAGGTCCAAGATTATATGTCCAAGAAACTAAGGCATCAAACTGATTCTGGTTCAATGGTGATTTACCAGCAGAACCGTAAGCAACGTCTGGCTTTACCGCATTGGTAACTGCAATCTCAAACTCCTCAAGATCCTCTACCAACATCTGATCGGCTTCTTCTTGAGTGCAAGTATCACCTTCTTTTATACCTCTGGTATGACCCCAACCAATAGTCCATACCTTTGCAGAGCACTTATAGGCTTCTAGCCTACACCCTTCAAAGTGCTTAATAAGATATATTCCTCTCTCTGACGTTTTCATAATTCTTTGATCTTTGACACCCTTCTCATTTCTTCCATCAATAGCTTGCCCACTTTCTTTTCGTCGTAGCCAGAACCATGTGGAAGGCCGTACTCTGAACATAGAAATTTTATTACCCATGACTTCGCAGTTTTATCATGCACAATATTATGTGCGTAGGCTTCAATCTCACAATCTAAACGGTATTTTGCATTGAACAAATATTGGAGATAGTGCGTCCAAGGATTACGTAAAAATTGAATATAATGAATATTTTCGTGCCGTTCAATATATTGACGAGTATTTTCTCCGGCAGCTTCATACCAATCTTTTTTTATAATACTAATCGGCCCGATATTTATTGCAACCATCTTTCTTGGGACTAGCCAATTTGATAAATAAATTTTTGCCTTTGGTGTTTTATTTACGGGCGCTATCATTTTTCTCTACTCACCTTTTGCACCTTTTCCACGGTTCTCATGGCACCCAATCCTAGCATACCCATCAAGACGGGCATCATTTGGGAAGTATCGATCATAGGTATGACAATATCTACTTCTGCTACAGCAAGACCAAAATTACCCAATGGAATTAGGATAAAATTACCTAAGAATCCTAGCCCACACGTCCAGCCTATGAAGGGTCTCCATCCGGCAACGAATAAAGATTTAGAAGCAGCTTCGGTCTTGTTGACTTCAAGCTGACCCTTTGCAAGCTCTTGGGCATGACGCTCTGCCATCGTTGCAATCTCATGGGCCAAGACCATCTTCTGATCTTTGTCTTCGATAAACTTATCCAAGATTTGAGTAGCTGGGCCTATCAATGCTTGTAACATATTATTTCCTTGCCATATACGCAGTTGCACCAAAATACAAGCCTATCACACTCGCCTGACTTAGAAAAATCATATCACTCATTGCAGACCATGTATCAAGTCTTTCTTCTGGTATAATAAGAGACAGTAACGGATAAGCAATCATAGAGAGCATTGCCACCCACGCCATACGTTTTTGACTGTCTGCTTTTTCTTCTCTGAGTTCCAGTTCTGTAATATCTTTAGATTTTTGTAGCTCATCGTCAGTAACAACGCCATCGCCATCAAGGTCGAACTCTGCGTACTTCGATAGTTTTTCAAGTCTTTTTGATATCACAACACTCTCCACATACCAAAAAATATAATCGACATACCTAACACTGTACCACCCGTCCACTTTGCCATCGTTGCCACAAACTGATCGCTTTCCACTTTCTGCTGACGTTTTTTATTTAACTCCGCTGCTCTTTGTCGCTTGCATTCACTTTGAAACTTTAACCAATCATCATACAATCCGGGCCTTCCGGCATAAATCATCCACTCCCGTATCCATTCCTCTTGTTTTTTTAGTTTCTCAAGCTCCATGAAAGCCTGAAACTGCGTCTTGTTCCCGTTTCGTTTTGAACGTCTTGCAATAGAGGATTTGTTGGTAAAGTAATCAGCACAACTATTTGCACAATCGTAGAGTTCTCTACCGTTTTTTAAAGCCATTTTGATCGTGGCAAAAGCGGCATTCGCAGCAGCAATTTCCGCGAGCATTCAAAGCCACTTAAACGCAGCTACGACAGTAAAAATAAAAGGGAATACTGACCACAACATTACCTCTAACTTATCAAATCGCTTAGACCCTGAGTAGAGTTGTTGTTCTATCGCCTTGTATCTAAGCAAACATTCTTTCTCATGCTGCTCTATTTGTAGGATAGCGTCTTTAGCAGTAGGTGATTTTGGTTTCACTGCCATGTTATTCCCCCACCTCGTAGCCCTCAATGATCACAGTTTCAGGATCAACAAGGACGGGTTTACAGTATGCTTTTATCGGTTGGTATGCCTCTGCCCTACTTGATAGCATTCGCGCATCGTGTAAGCAATGTTTTTGGTTTATCCAATACGAAGCAATCTGCTCCTGTTCTCCTGCGAACATCACCACCAAAGCAAATACAATTATTTTCATGCATCACTTGCTTTGTTCCAGCATGATTTGAATTAAGTGAGCAAGTCTAGCGTCACTGGCTTTCTGTATCTCCTCACTTCGCGCAAGAGAATCAGCTATTGCTTGGATAGCTTGCTCATTCAAAGCTGTGCTTTTCGAGTTAGAATCGACTTCCTCTTCCATGTTTTCAACTACATTGGCAACTCTTGCAACCTCTTCATTTGTAGCTTCGGCTTGAGCTTGCATAGTGCCCCACGCGATAGCAACTGGAATTGCAGCTAACACTAAGGGTGCTCCAAGACTCACTGCCCAACTGGGAATACGCAACTCTGTCATAACATCCTCCTATGCTTCTTTTGCTTCGTCCTCTGGTATAACATCTTTCACGATAGCCTTACCATAGGTATCCACCAAAACTTGCCGTTCATTAATCTGCATTTGCAAATTCATAATCTCATTACGTAATTGAGCCACCCTTGCGATGTGTGCTTGGGTATTTATTGACAACTCTGCAACATCAAACTCTTGCTCATTAATGGTTACTGTATTTTTATCAGTCATTACCACGGCACTCCCGAAGCGGTTAGTTTATTCGCTGCAACCTGTGCAACAATTTTATCTTTCACAATCTTCTCGATAGCAGCCTTGTCTTCTTTTGCTTGCACCCAACCCAGAACATCAGATTCAGCAAGCGCGTCGTATGCCTTGAACCCTTTTTTACTTACATCGGGGGTAAAGACAGTGTTACTTGAATTAGTGACACTAGCTGCGGTGTCCTTGCTATCTCGTCCAATGCAAGACCACTCTACGTCTGTTACGCCACCCGAAGATATGTCACGATCCATCGAGTTTATTGTCCAGTTTACTTGTGCAGTCATTGTGGCCTCCTTATACGGTATACGCTTTTGCTTTTGCAACCGCTGCATTTATTGCGGTGAAATCTTCTGAACCCCAATCCGTTAAACCTGCTTGTTGCTCAAGATATCCAGCAGTTCGCATGATACGATCTTTCTTCTCTTGCTTGGTTGCCGTTTTGAAAAAGTCATTTGAATCATCGAGCACATTATCAATCGTGCTGATCATTCCCGTACAAGCTGCATACGCTTGCGCCTTGGTTGCATCATCCCTTGCTTCTGCCATTTCTAGCCTCCTTCTAAGGTTTTAACCCTTGCTGTTAGTGATTCAATCAATGAATTTTGCTCTTGTATTGCTTTTACTAAAATTGGTACAAATTTCTCATACTGCATACCATACTGCTTTCCATCCCCCGAGAGAGTAGTCAACAGGTTAGTTTGGTCTGCAATCTTATGCCCTGCCGCTTTTTCAAGAGCCTCTACTTCTTGTGCCTTAAAACCTACATCCAGTTGCGGTTCTTTGTGGGTTCCATCAGGTGTTTGTGCATTGAGATCATAATCATCGGCTGTCTTATCGCCATACTTAGAACGCTTGTCCCACTTGTACGTTACAGGTTTTAAGTCTTTTACAAAGTTCAAACCAAGGGCAAGATCGGCAAAGTCTGTTTTGTCTCGCTCGTCAGATGCTACGGTCAGAGAAACTTGGATGTTTGCCGCACTTATGTTTTCATCCCCTAAAACAATTATATTAGATGCCGTCGATATAGCTCCACCGGGGCTGCCGGTAAGCCCTGAATCTTGTCCAAGCAATAGATTATTTCCTCCGCTTGTCACCGACCCCCCAGCACTCTGCCCCATAGCAGTATTAGCACCACCTGTAACCTGTGATAAACAAGCGCGACCCACTGCCGTATTGGCATCTCCACAATTTGCAGATAATGCTAAATACCCAACCGCTACATTTTGAGCACCATCATCAGTGGCATCGCCAGCAAGAGAACCCAAGAACGTATTTTGTGTGCCGGTGGTGATAGAATAACCTGTTTGAAATCCAACTGCTGTATTATAAGTATCCGTGGCAGAGTCAAAATTTTGTGTATTTAAAGCTCGGTATCCAAGAGCCGTAGAACGATTACCTAACGTATCGGTTCCTAAAGCTCTGAATCCTACGGCTGTGTTATAATCTGCATCAGTAAGCGCGTCACCAGCTTCAGCACCCACTATAGTGTTCTGAACTCCAGTGGTAACTGACAGACCTGCTTCGTAACCTACTGCCACATTATACATATCGGCTGCTGAAGCAGGATTTTGTGCAAATAAGGCATTGGTACCAAGAGCCGTTGATCGAGAGCCTAACACGTTTGTGCCAAGTGACCCTGTACCAACACCCACATTGTAATCTGCATCTGTAATTGCATCCCCAGCTAAACCCCCTACCAAAACATTATTTATTCCGGTGGTAATGCTGGTCCCAGCATGAAACCCAACTCCTATATTATAATTTGCTGTTGATGAATTAAAACTTTGTGTAGTTAAAGCAGAATGACCAAGAGCAACAGCCCTGTTTCCTCTTACTTCGGCACCTAATGCAGCATAACCTAACGCAACATTTGCTCCCCCATCTGTGACAGCATCACCACTCAGACCACCCACAAGGGTATTTTCAGTTCCGGTGGAAACTACATTACCTGCACCCGCTCCCACTGCTACGTTATACATATTGGCGGCTGAATCAGGATTTTGCGCTGCTAAAGCACCTGTTCCGATAGCAGTGCTGAAACTACCAAGCACGTTTTGACTTAAAGAAGCATACCCTACTGCAACATTTGAATCCGCATCAGTGATCGCATCTCCTGCTAATCCACCGATTAAAGTGTTTACTAACCCCGTGGTAATTGCGGTACCTGCATTATAACCTACGGATGTATTATATGCTGTCGTACCTGCATTTTGAGTTTTCAAAGCCCCAAATCCCACAGCTACGTTTGCATCATCTCCATCTTCTGTTGATAAAGCCTCATACCCGATAGCAACATTTGAGTTACCTGTAGTAATTGCATCTCCTGCAAGACCACCCACTATGGTGTTTTTAATTCCGGTGGTAACTGAAACACCTGCATCTGTTCCAACAGCCGTGTTGTACATATCGGCTGCACTAGCAGGATTTTGGTTATTTAAAGCTCTAAAACCAACTGCAACGCTATAACTTCCAAGAACATTTGAAGACAGTGTAGAATGACCCATAGCTACATTGCCGTCTGCATCAGTAATCGCATCACCTGATAAAGCACCTATAAGGATGTTTTTAATTCCGGTGGTAACTGATAGTCCTGCTGACGCACCCACGGCTGTGTTGTAAGCGTTTGTATCTGTGTCTTGAGCAGATAAGGCAAAAGCACCCAAAGCGGTTGAAGAGCTACCTGTATCTTCCGCATCAAGTGCCCCAAATCCTACAGCTACATTACTATCCCCGGTAGTAATTGAAGTGCCTGCGTCATCTCCGATAAGCGTATTCCTGATGCCGCCAGAGGCTATGGAGTTACCTGCGTTAGCACCAAATCGGACGTTGTTTGTGCCAGATGTGGCGGTGGATAGAGAGCCGTCTGCGGCTATACGGAAAACTTCGCCCGTGCCACCAACATTTGTAAAAATAAGGTCAGCGGCAGAAGAGGACGAGGTTGCAGTTCCGCTTTGAATAAAGTTCACGCCTCCTGTAGAAACGAAACGCATAGCAGAATTACTGCTAGAGATAAACTGCTCACCACCAGTTGAGTCATGAACGTGCAAACCACTCCCTGAAGGTGCGTTAGTGCCGATACCAACATTATTATTCCCAGCATCAACGAAGAACATATGGGTGTTGTCGTTAGACTCAACGCGGAAGTCAGAATCACTACTAGCCTCATTAAATACAACATCACCAGTTTTAAATATAAGAGAAGTTGGTGCTGAACCTGCTATTTGAGTTGTAACGTGAGCAGTGTTAGCAGTGGTATCAAAACCCATCACCATTTGCTTATTAGTGTCTGATGCACCTCGAAGCGTGAGTTGCATATTAGTGCTTTCAGTGGAGTCGCTTGTGACTTGGAAAGTGCTTCCGTTTGTCATAGGCGCGGCCCCCACACCAACCCGATCAACACTAGCATCAACAAACAGCATATGAGTATTGTCGTCGGACTCAACGCGGAAGTCAGCGTCAGCTCCTGATTCGTTAACGACCATTCCTGAATTGAACGTAGCAGCTCCTGTGGAGGTGATGCGAAGTTGCTCCGTCAATGATCCACTGTTTGCCCTAGTAGCAAAATATAAATCGGTATTTCTGTCACCTGCATCTTGAAACTCTGCACCAATTCTTCCAGTGATAAACCCAGTGGAGTTGAAAAAATCTACCGATATAAAATTACCGTCTGTATTAGAGGTGTTTTGCAGAGCAATTCCGTGGGTTTGAGAAGAAGTAACATTTGTTGAGGTGTTAGCTCCAGAGCTTGTAACTATACCTGAAAAAGTAGCACCTGCGTTGAACGTCGCTGCTCCTGCCGCTGACATGTCCAAAATAAGGGCGGTCACATCAGAATTATTATCGTTTCCGAGAAATTTAATGTCTTTATCTTGCACTAACGATTGAATTACAAAATCGCTAGAACTATTTTTAAAATTACCAAACCCAGTGCCTGCGTCGGAAAGTGTTATATCTGCCCCATCCGCGTCAAGAATAATATCTCCTGCACTGTCGAGCGTAAGATTTCCTGACCCACAGTCTATTTCATTTCCATCAATCGTGATGTTATCAACCACCACTCCTGCGTTAGCTGTGAGTACTCCAGAAGGTGTTAAGGTTCCTGTGACTGCTAAATTTTGTCCCGACGTTGTTGTTCCGTTTTCAATCAAGAGTCTTGCTGTTGACGAGCCTCCTCGTCTAAAAGTTACATCGCCAGATGCGGATGTAAATTGATCGGCAATAAATTTAGTAGATGTAACTGTAGAATTAAACGTAGCTGCACCTGCTGCCGACATGTCCAAAGTAAGGGCTGTAATTGCTGAACCACCATCGTTGCCTTTAAACACCATGTCAGCATCAGAAATCGCGCTAAAAAGAGAAGGTCCATCGCCAGTGCCACCCCTTCCAATTTCTAATACCGCAGTACCAGCATCTTTGAATCTCCAATTTCCAGCATCACTGTCAAGAATGATGTCACTTGCAACATCTAAAGTGAGATCTCCACTGGATAAATCTATCTCTGTCCCATCAATGGTAATATTGTCTACCACCACTCCTGCGTTTGCAGTTACCACA